ATCCATCTGGGATGGAAGTGTTGACATATCAATTGATCCGTAAGCTCCACCAATATTATATGGTATGTTACCTTTCATGCTTTTATGCATAGTTGTGTAAATACCCATGATCAAACGCTTAAAGCCTGTCTCAGCAAACCTACGAGCAATATGTTGAATACGCTTTTGGGCTGCAGACTGTACGGCACTTAGTTTCTGCTCAGAGTTACCTGACACATAAAGAGTATCATTAAGTCCCTGTGCAGCTTTTGACATGCCTGTAGCTTGTTCTTTAATTAGCTGAAGGTGTTCAAGAAGTGGTACAGTACCAGTTGAGATTGTCTCTGGTGGTAGCTGTTGTACAGCACCTACAGGACTACCGTTAGTTGGTATGATCTGTTTTGGTTTCATGTTCTGCAATGCAGAGAAGTCTACCACATTCGGATCCGCTAGTTTAGGCGAATAGTTAGTGAGGTATGTATTCTCTACAAAGCCACGTAGGATAGCGGTCGATGCCAATGTAGAACTACGTGTAAAGTCTGCCATAGATAAACCATAAAATTCAAATGGGATATCAATTGGAACAATAGAAGCTAGTGGGATATAATCACAATCTTCCTCATTAAGGATATGTGCACCAGCAATAGTAAAGTGTTTTAGTTCTGCAATACCATCACCATCACGATCAACACGTAACCAACACTCAGTGACAATAACCTCTTTATTGGCCTCTAGTGGGATAGACTGTTGTTGAACAGACCCTTGATAGTATTCTTGACCAGTAACTTGTTTACGAGCCGCAATATCTTGAGAGTACTTTGATGCACCAACCCAAGACTCATCTCCTAACTCATCCCAGGCATCGATTTTATCAGCCATTTCTGGATAGTACTTACGAATCTCTGATCGTGTCATTTCATTTTGAACACCAACAAAAGATGCATCATCAATTGTTGTAGCGTCCCTTGAGATACGGAAGTTTTCTGGTGGGACTAATTCAATTTTAACTTTAGATTTGTTAATACGTTTACGAATACGTACATCAATATACATAAGCTCAACTTCTTGAGAAAAATCTTCTGGTTGATTTTCAAACTGTAGGTCGCCTACAATTTCAACATCATCATCTGCAAGTAGTTCATCAAGTTTTGGTTGACTAATCTTTTCGTATTCTTCAAATACGTAATCATAGTCTTCTACGTAACCCCAACGGCACACTGCATTTTTCCATAGTAATGCTGCTTTCATCCACTGTTGAATAAGTTCCCAACCATTGTTCTTTTTAAATAGACAATAGTTAACAAGATCTGATGCATCCTTTGCTGACTGGATAGCTCCAGGGGTTGCATCATATGGTATCATTCGTGCTAACTTCTGATTACTAAGAAACAAATCAGACAATACTGCAGTGTATGCTTCAACAACTTCAGTAGTTGATGTATCAACAATTGTACTAACACCTTGTGGTGCTAAGTGAAAGTCGGCAACACCTGCATATTCATACGTTGCTTTTAGTCGCTCTCTTGCTAGTTCTGATGAATTTAACCAGTCACCAGTTGAGTTTTGTATTCCTGACTCAACAAGGTTAACAAGTTGTTCATCACTAACAACTTCTTTATAGCCGTTGGGTTTATCCATTAATTTTTCCCTCCGGTACCGGAATAGATGGGCTTAGCCTTTTCTAATTCCTTTACAGAGTAAGCGCCAGCTTTTGGCAACGGAGCCTGTACTTTCTTAGGCTCTTTTTGTTTGTGTGTTTCTTCTATAAATCTAGACATGTTACCACTCCTGGGTTTACGCTCTATGTCGTTTTACTTTGCTTGCAACCTTTTTAGGTTGTTTGCTAAATTGCTTTCCTGCTTTAGTAGCTTTTCTCTTAGCCCTAGTGGTAGCAGCGTGTTCTGCTGCCGTGAGACTTCCCACAGCTGAAGCTGGCATATAACGCTCTCCAGTAGCCAATGGACCCTGAGTAGAGTTCTTACCACTTTTGGTTCGCCACTTCTGAGAAGTCCATTTGTTTAGACTCTTTTGCGATGGCTTTTTCATTTTTAATCTCTATAGCCTCCACCATTTTCTTTATACCTTTTAGCAAGCATCTGCGCCTTTCGTGCCGACCATTGGCCTGGACGACCTCCTTTACTACCTGCTTTAATTCTGTTAAACAAGTTTTTTCGCATGGTCGGTTTTGTGTAGTTTCCCGCTTCATTAACTGCCATCTCCTTCTCCTACCATTTTACCTTGTCTGCCCAATACGCAGCACTTAATGGACCACGTGCAATGTTCTTTGCGTGTCTAGCTTTAAATGATTTACGTTTCATCTTCATACGTCTAGATTCACCAGCCTTTGGTTTACCTGCAGTGCTTGCGCCTTTCTCACCGAACCGGATTAGTTTTTCCTTACCAGCCGACCTTGCAAGGACAGCGTGGGATTTTTTGGGATGGTTGGGAGTTCTTTTTGGTTTGTTGTAACCGGAGAAGGTTTCTCCTGATTTTTCAATTGACATTCTTCTTCTCCGCTTTTTACTACAGGGCTTTTATAAGGCTTAACTCTTTTTTGTTTTCTTTGATGGTTGTATGGAATATGTAGCATTACCTGCCTCCATTATCTGGATTATAGTACGACCACAACCAGTACAATATTTACCCATAGGGTCTAAAGTACAAATGTTTACACAGGGACTTTTCATGTTTCTACTCCATTGAGCAGTTTACATTTATATTCAACAGTGCTCCAATTACCATCTTTCGGTAATTCTTCGTGTAGTAGTTTAAATTCTACACAGTCTTGTCTATCTTCAAACCACTGTATTTCTTGATTCACACAGCTAGTTTGCATACAAGCAGTTAAAATAAGAGACCATATCATTTGTGTTCATGTCCCATCCAGATTCCAAATACACCAGTCATTACGCCCATTACAACGCTAACAAAAGCTGATTGTGCACCTGTTGGGTCAGGGATTTCCATAAACCATTCAGCGCAACGCCAAGACATTACTGTACTAGCAAGCATCATAAACCTAGGAAGTATCTTCCATTTTAGAAATGTTTCTATTGACATGGTAATCTCCCTGGGTTGTTAGAATAAGTGGTGGTATTTCCGCTACGTACCACCGGACGTATGAGGACAACGCGGAACTCTAGGGTCCTTAGTGACCCTTTTATCCTTTATGTTCTATAAGGGGTATATAGATTAAGACACAAAATAGTGTTTAGATTAAATTACTATTTAGCTTCCACTATAGGTTTGAGTACGGTTTATCCGTCTGTGTAGTGGTAGTAAGAGTGTCTATATGTTTACAGCCAGTTAGTATCTACTTGTTCAATAGTAGATAGTTTCTGTTTCCAAGATACATTTGAGGTACCTAGTTTATCCCAATGTGTTCTTAGTACCTCACACCCTATAGCTAATGCAATAACTGAGTCATCATAACAGTTAGGTGCAGCCTCTGTTTTACCTGTATCAGTAGATATATAATCCTTGAGTTCCTTAATGATTTGAACAGAAGGTATTAGTAGCTCTTCGTTTTCTATAAGGTTCTTTAGGTTTGCTATGATTACAGGTTTAGTAGAAGATGTAGTTCTAAACCCTAGTCGTATACCTTCTTCTTTAGATACATTAGCTACTTTAGTTTGTCTGTACAGGTTTATGTAGCCCATACTGTCAAGTTTCTGTAGTGTAGCAATACCCATAGAGTTAGATTCTACAGCTAACAAAGCATTGTTGTAGTATCTCCCTAAGTAAAACAATAGTTCTCCCCACATACTAGGGTCAATCTTGTTGTTCCTATAATGAGCAACTACTTCATATTGTTTATTTAAAACAACTGCAGCAGAATAATCTTGACCTACCCCTAGGGCAACATCAGCAGCAATCACATAAGGGGAATCCCAGTCAGGGAATTGATATATGTACAGAGAGCCTTCTTTGTTTTCATCAAACATCTTTGAAGAAGGATCCCATTCAGATCTTCTTTCGTAAGACTGCGGTACTAATGAGTCCAGACGCTCCAGGTTGAAGACGTTAGATCCTGACATAATAAACGCTTCGTCAGCTGTTGATGGGTACTCTTGTTTGAACTTGAGTTCTCCACCTTCTGCAATCTTAAGTCTTCTCCAGTAGATCTGTCCGTCTGTGAGGTTGTGTTTATCTTGTAACTTTTCTTCATCTATGGATAACTCCATGTTCTCTGGGGGTTCTCTAGTGTATTCTGGTGTTATAAACCACGGTAGGAAGATGGGAAGGTATTCGTTGTCCCCATCTATAGCACCCTTCCAGAGCCTGTAGAACTCTCCTTGGGCACCATTAGCTGTAGACTCTAGGATAACCTCTGTTCCAGCAGCACTTGAGATACCCTGGAAGAGTCCTGCTAGGATCTTCTCATCATGTTGCCAGAAAGCTACTTCTGAACAGTGTGCTATAGTTGGCGTAGTGCCTCGTCCAGCTTCTGGAGACCCTGCTGTATAAAGCCGATAAGAAGCAGTAGCATCTTTATCAGACATAGCGGGACTGTTAATAATAATTTCTTTAGCATTACTACGTATTTCATTAGGGGCAAGATCTCCCTCCATGTTTCTAATAAGGTTTTTGGACATATTAAATAAAGCATCTGACGTAGCCGAATCATGAGCCATGACAACTGATCGCGCATAGGGAGTATAGTAACTCTTCCAGAAGACTCGTCCAGCGCAGTATGTCGATATACCTTGTTGCCTAGCTTTGAGTATAATTGCTCTAACTTTGCCAGTAGCATTCTTTTGTTCCTCCAGTTTTTCTGTAATAATCTTCTGAGCTTCGTTAAATGTAAATGGTACAAAGCCCTGTGATACATCTTTTGTTACAATCTGTATCTGTTCTTGTGCAAATCTACTAAAGTCATTCTCATAATCCTTTAGTCTAGACCTTTTCTTCTTTTCTTTAAGTAGTTTAGTTATATCTTTCTTGTTCATATCTATGGTTGTCCCCTGAATATGTTTAAGTACCCCTGGTTGTCTATGGGTGTTCCTCTGAGTAAGCCTGATTAAGTACCAATATATATAGGTACCCTGATTACTTTCGTACCCCCCATTAGTACTCAGACAAGCTGAGTCCTCTCATTGGTACTAGCAGTACCTTGAAGATCCTTAAGGGCACTCACAGAGCCTTGTAGAGGGATTAAACAACCTTTTATACTCTATAAGGGGTATATGTAGTACTTTACTGAGATGTTTACCGGATGGTGGGTACTGGGAGTGTACTATAAGAGTACCGAAGGACAATGCTTCAATGTATATACCCCTTATAGAAAAGGCCTAAGAATGTTACTATACTACTATAAGTATCCTATAGATACTCTGAGTACTTATAGACTCTTATAGGATCTTATACTAGGCCTCAGACAAGCTGAGTCCTCTAGATGGTAACAATCATGTTATCATATCTACAGGAGTACTGCATGACTTACTATGTTGTCAATGGGGTCGTTTACTTTACACATAAAGAAGCTCTAGCTGCTAAAGAGCAATGAGTGTCCTTAGGGGCACTCTCTTCATTCTCATAGATCTAAGAAAGGATCTGTCATGCGTATCACTAAACATGCTAAGATTCGCTTAGCTCAAAGAGGAGCATCTGTTCAGGATATCTTCATTGCTTTACAAACAGGCAACAAGATGCCTAACAGAACTGATCCTAACAACAAGTTCACATTCATTGACAACAGAACAGGTTTGTATGTAGTTACTAACCTTGATGTCTCTGTCGTTATTACAGTGTTCTGGAAAGGACAATAATATGATTGATGTAGCAATTCTTATCGTTGCTGTATGTACAGTAGCTTCCCTTACGGCACTTGCAGTAATGTGTCTAGCACCTATCATTGATTACATAAACAGAAAGTTAGGATAGTCATGTCTCTCTCAAACACAACCCTCGGTCTCTTGTTGACACTCATAGGCTTCTTCTTTTCTCTTGCAGCACTGATGAGTCACTCACATCCACTCTTTATTATAACATTTGTAATACTAACTATTACAGGTGTTGTTCTATACTCAGCAACTCTTGTAGATTGGAGCTAAGATGATAACAGCTATTGTTCTGTTAACTGTATTCATATATGGTCTACTATCTCTAATGCACTGGATAACATTCGGTGCTAAACCTTGGTACTTAAGGTACAAAGAGGTGTTCACAATTGCTACTGTGTTCTGGATTGTAGTCCTTATAGAAACATTCAAATAAACTTAGTAGGCCGCAGACAAGCTGCGTCCTCAAATTGGTTTCACCTAAGCTATTCACTCTAGCCTTGGCGTCTGGTGAAACCTCTTCAGACACATTGTGTGTCATAATCAACAGCAAGGAAGGTAATATCCCATGCTAACAGAAGTACGTAATTTCAAGATCACTGATGTAACTGTCAACTATCCTAAACTGGATAAGCCTGTCAATCCCTTTGGTTCTGAACAGTATGAGCTACAGATTGCTACTGCTGATGAATCAAAAGTCAAGGAACTTGAGGATAACTATATCAACTTCCGCAGGAAAGATGGTGCATTAGTCAAAGACGCTACAGGTATGTTCACTGCTAGTCTTAAACGTAAAGCACATAAAGCTAACGGTGAAGACAACGGTAAGGTACGTGTAGTCAATTCTGATCTAACACCTATGGAAAAGCTTACTACAATCGGTAATGGCTCTAAAGCTAATGTGATTGTGTTCCAGTATCCATATGATGTAGCTGGTCGTAAAGGCGTGGGTAGTTCTCTTACAGCTATCCAGATCACAGATCATATCGTATATGCACCTAACAACGGTGTAGACTTTGAAGCTGTAGGTTCTATTGAGCCAACAGAAGTTCAAGGTTCAGCCAGCGATCTGTTCTAATCCTATGTCCTGAGCATGACACTAATCTGCTCTCTTCAGATACTTATGTAACCATACATGAAACTCATGTGGGTAAATAGGTGTGCACTTAAAATTGCCTACCCTTGATGAACCCGTGAAAGTCGGATAAATAGCCATAAGCGCCGCTAAAAGAACTAAGCGGAAATACTTAATATAGTTCAAAAATGCTTGCTGAGGGGTGCACGTTACATATTATCTGTCTACAGGATCTGGTTGTAGTCCTAATATAAATGCAACAAGCGGTACACGTACTGCGTCTTCAAAAGAACCCAGAACACGGTACAATTATTAGTATGGTGGGGCACATCGCAGAATCAGATTCGGGTGTTCAGTGTTACTTACAAAAAAGTATCCTGCGGAAGCGTAGGTTTGCCTAGACAGAGGTCACAGAAGTGTAAGACGAGGCAACTCGACTCAGCATGTTATCTGTCAAGGAATACAACTAGTCGTGGTTCATATTAGAATCACGCATCTATTGCTTCGGCGGGTGTATGGGATAAACATAAGAACATGCCATACATCCAATGTTTCGAATAGCGACTCTGTGTGCTCGGTCTTAGTTAACCTTGTAGCACCAGAGGCGCTTGTTAAATTCATCGCAAAAAGTCCCCCTTCGAGGGGCACTTTGTGCATCCTTCGGGGAATCTCGTACAAACATCTGAGTGTCTCTTACAATAACGAGGGACACTCAAAGAATTTTTAGTCGAACCGACAAAACGCATAGGAGAATTATGAGTAGTTTATTCACAGACCCACACGCACGTAAAAATACGTTTGAATCAAAAGTATACACCAGACTACTTGCCATTGCGGATGCAGAAAAAGCCAATGCTGATGACAGTGGTGACGATGTTGACTGGACAATCTTTGAACATGCAGAACAAAACGTAAGTCAATGGGCAGCAGTCCATGAGGAGAGGATTTGGAAACATGTCTAATGACAATGGAAATGAATGGCGTGACAGTGACACTACAGATATACGTGCAATCGTGTACAACACCGTAGAGTTCACACTAACAGATCCAATTGTAGGTGCTGAACGTCCATTACTTATAGAGGTCGGGAAAGCACACGACAAAGAAATCTTTATTAATCAAACAGGAAGAGTGATTGTGATCAAAGCTGATTATGTAGATGAAGCTACAACTATACTTGCAGACTGTGGTATCATTGAAGATGTCGCACTGATCAAACATATTACTGAATATGAAATCCAACATGACAATGTGTCGGTAAACTAAATATGATATTTGGATCTATCTATATCATCATGCTACTGTTTTTCATTATACTTAATATTGTAAAACACATAGCAACAGGAAGATAACGATGGGTCCTATCAAACCAGTCAACCGTATTGCTCGTATAATGCTTATGGACAGGCAAGGCAAACAGGTTGTACAGTCAAAGAAGATTTACAACAGAAAGAAATCTAATGACACTCACAGAAAAAAAGATACAAAGAATGGTAGATAACTATCAATTCATGCAGTCTTGTTTTGTTCCATATGATGACAAGACACCTGCAGAGCAAATGACTCAGCTGTATTATTTCCTACGTGACCAAATGGAAGATGTTGAACGTAACGATAGGCAAGATGCTATTGATAATCGTAACCGTCTTAACAGTAATGGTTACTCTGGAAAGGCTGGTCACTGATGGATCTATCAAACAACAATATTGTAATTATCCCAGAATCATGGGATGAAATACACAAATATATATCAGATACTTTTGAACACAAAGCCTATGCAACTGTACTTGCTCTCATGGTAGAAAACTATGTACTGCATGAGTTCAGTAAAATGGGTGGCTATGCATTCTCTGAATGGAAACAGGAGTATCTTAAAGATGTCAACTAATATAAGAATTGATGTAAGATGTACAGAATACTATGAACTCGACCTACATTGTGAACTACCATATGAGTTTACAGTGGATGACATTGATGACGTATACGCTAATGGATACGGTGAAATAGAAGTAATACTTACAGAAAACTCTGGTAAAGAGTTTATGAAACTTTCTAGACGAGATAACATGTTCGCCCCCAACGGCTGGAACGAACACATTGCTGGCTCTGGTAATATGCACTTAACAATTAACACACCAACTGATTGGGACTTCTACCAAGTTGCTGTAAAAGAGTGGCATGATGGTAAACTAGAAGTTAAATTACGTGCAATACATG